CAACACTGCTGTAGGATCTGCTGCTTTACTTACAAACAGCACAGGAGCAAGAAACACAGCTTTAGGTAGAGCAACTTTAAATGCTAACACCACAGCAAGCCACAACACTGCTGTTGGTTATTTTGCTTTACTATCAAACACAACTGGAACTCAAAACGTAGCTCTGGGAGCTTTTGCTCTAGATGCAAATACTACTGCTTCTCAAAATACAGGAATTGGTTATAGCTCTTTAGGTGCAAATTCAACAGGTGAATTTAATACCGCTTTAGGACATAGCTCTTTACTCCTTAATTCAACAGGTCAAACTAATACAGCAACAGGCTATGAAGCGTTAAAAGCAAATACTACAGCTTCTAATAACACAGCATTTGGTTGTCAAGCATTAAAAGCAAACACAACTGGAGCATCAAACGTAGCTGTGGGAGCTAATGCCTTAGATGCTAATACTACTGCATCAAATAATGTGGCTATAGGTAAACATGCTTTAGGTCTAAACACAACTGGTAATTCAAACGTAGCTGTTGGTACGGAGTCTTTAAAAAATAACACTACTGGTGCTGGTGTAACTGCTGTTGGTAGAGATGCTCTGAAAGCAAATACAACGGCAAACTTTAATGATGCTTTTGGTTATCATGCTTTAGAAGTAAATACCACAGGAACACGAAATGTGGCATTAGGTTCTCTCTCTTTAGATGCTAATACTACTGCAAATGATAATACTGCGGTTGGTTATGCTGCCTTAACTGAAAACACAACTGGAGCGCAGAATACAGCACTAGGGGCTAATGCTTTAGCAGCTAATACCACTTCAAATGATAACACCGCAGTTGGTATGAGTAGTTTATTAAGTAATACTACTGGAACAGAAAACACAGGCGTAGGACAAGCTTCTTTAGCATTTAATACAACTGGAGGTCAAAACACTGCTGGTGGAACTGATGCTTTAAGAAACAACACAACCGCTTCTAATAACACTGCTTTTGGTTATGCAGCATTAAAAGCAAACACAACTGGAGCAGACAATGTAGCTGTAGGTGCTTCTGCGTTAGATGCTAATACTACTGGATCAGAAATCGTAGCCGTTGGTAAAGAATCTTTAACTGCTAACACTACAGGAAATGATAATACTGCTATTGGATACCGATCACTTTTTGCAAACACAACTGGGGAGAATAACACTTCTGTAGGACAAGGTTGTCTTAAAAATAATACAACGGCAAGTAATAATACGGCAGTTGGAACGATTGCTTTATTTGCAAACACAACTGGAACACAGAACACTGCGGTAGGAGGAGAATCCTTAGATGCGAACACCACAGCAGATAATAATACAGGACTAGGTTATAGAACTTTAACAGCCAATACTACTGGTGCAGAGAATACAGCCATAGGTAGTGCTGCTTTGAAAGCAAACACAACAGCCTCAAATAACACAGCCGTAGGGAGATCAGCCTTAGAATCGAACACAACTGGTGCTCATAATACAGCAGTTGGTTTAAACTCAGGTCTTAATAACACAACTGGTAATAATAATATATCAATGGGTGTTAATAGTTTTAGATTGAATACTACTGGTAGTGAAAATACTGCATTAGGTAGAGACTGTTTAGAGTCAAATACAACAGCAGATAATAATACAGGTGTTGGATATCAAGCCTTACAAAACAACACAACAGCTTCAAACAATACTGCTGTAGGATTTGAGTCTTTAAGATTAAACACAACTGGAAATAATAATACCGCAGTAGGAAAAAATGCTTTAGGAGCAAACACAACTGGAGCTCTTAACACCGCTATAGGAGCAAGTGCTGGTCCTGCTATTACAACTGGTAGTCAAAACTCAATAATTGGAGAAGCTGCTGGTCTAGACGTTACTACTGGATCCAATAATGTTTTGTTAGGTGCTGAAGCTGGTAGGTCAAATTCTCCTTCACACGTTGTTACTAGCAGCAACAATATTGTTTTAGGTAATAATAATATTACTCATGCTTTCGTAAAAGTTGATTGGACAGTAGGTTCAGACCAAAGAGATAAGACAGATATACAAGATATTACAACTGGTTTAAATTTTGTAAATCAATTAAAACCTAAATCATTCTGGTTTACAAAAGAACGTGGTTCTGCTGAAAAACATGGTGATAAAAAATATGGATTTTTAGCACAAGATATTTTAGCTTTAGAAGGATCAAGTCCTGTAGTTATTAATAATACTGATGAAAATTCTTTAAAATATCAAGGATCTCATTTAATACCAATTCTTGTAAATGCTATAAAAGAGTTGTCCGCAAAAGTCACAGCCCTCGAAGCAGGGTAAACTGTAAACAAATTCATTTTTAATTATGGAAGAAAGAACCGCAGATGAAATCGCAACAATCTTCTCTGCTGCGGGTGATAGTGTGACTGTCATCAATACTGCCAAGACATCAGATGAAACTAATGATGAATACAAAGACAAGATCAAGCGTAATGTAGAGCATCTTGAAATTATCAAGGCTTACAAAAAAGTTGATGGAACGACTTCTATTTGGACATCAGAATCATTCACAGATATAGATAAAGCAATCACTGATGGTAAAAAAGTTTACTAATTTATGAATTTACAGGAAAGATTACAACAACTGGCAATAGAAAGACAGAATCTTACTATTGCCTTACATGAAATCAATGGTGCGATGAAGTTGTTGGAACAGCAGATTTTGGAGACTCAAGAGACACCCGAAGCATTGCAGCCATCAGATACAGAGGCATTAAACCAACCAGAAGAAGTAGCGTCATAAATGTAAGTGGTGCTACCATTTTGTTAACTACTTCTTTAATCATATGTTTCAAAAAATCGCCAACATTTTAAGTATAGCTTCATTCGTACTTATAACCAGTACTTTGGGTGCTTCCTACATGGGTTACAAGTATGTAACATCTGAGCAGTTCAAGGCGAAGATAATGAGTCAGGTCATGGGTAATGTAAAAGGAATGATGCCAAATGTATTAGAAAAAGGCTTACCAAAAACAACAGGGCCATCTATGGCTATACCTAAAAAACTTGGATTATAATTGGAAATACCCGAAATTAATATTCCTAGTATTGAGATACCAAAAGTTTATGTTCCACAAGTCTTTTTACCAGGATATGAACCTTTAAATGTAGAGACTATAGGTTGTAAATACTTTCATCGAGATGTTAAAAATACAGGCAATAGAAATTTATTAATAGACGATCCAAACGGAGTTGTGAGTAACTGTCCATATCCGTCTTTTATCCCGATGAATTATCAGGCAGATCAACTGATTATTGTTGAAGAAGCTGCTGTTGTAAATGACGAGTTAGAAAAACTACCAGAAGGTAAACCACTTCAACCAGAAATACCAAAAGATAAAAAGAAAGAGGATGTATTTGTAGAATGTCCTGGTAGAACAGATCAAAGAGTAGGAGATTTTCGTAACGAAAAGAAGCTGGAACGTGTCGTAGGCCATGAAAGAAGCGAAGATGGAACTATATGCACCACGATTTATGAAGACGTTCCCTTCAAAGATCAGTACATTCCAGAAGTTTCTACTATTGTATCTACTGCTGTTATTGGCTTGGTTGCTGCCAGTACTCCACTATTACTTAATGCGGTCAAACCCATTGTGAAGCAAATCGTCAAAAAACTGACAAAGAAAAAAGATAAGGTATAATAAATGTTAAGCGATAGGCCCTTCATCGAGCTGTGAGAGCAGCCAACGCCCTGTAGGATCGACCTATTGCTTATTTATTTCGTGTGTATGTGGTATAACTTGATTTGGTGGTACTGTTACTTTTATCCCTTCACAAATCTCTGCGTATTTTCCAGTGAAGGTTACTCCTAACTTAGCCTGTTCCCCACATACTTTTAGCCTAAATAATGCAAGTTCTAGTTTTGTCTTTTCGTATAATATTTTTTGATTTTTTATATTTACTTCTGTTGCTTTTAAACATAAGTTAGGTGCTTTACCTAACGGAATACTAATCTGTGCTGAGATTCCATAATTCAAGTTATAGTTGTCTTTCTCAAATCTAGGTGTTTCCTGCACATACTTAATCGCTCCAGTATCTTCGTCATATATATTCTGTCTTGTAACAGTTTCTATGGGCCGATTGAATGACCACGCATCTGTTACATAAGGAGTAATTGTAAGACTAGGAGAAGAACATACAATTCCTTGTGACATCCTAAATTGTGGGGTACTTTGTGGAGCAATCATCGTTGCATTATTATTAACCGTGCCTTGTGCATTGCTTGAAGGTGACGCGACCGTAGTCGAGGCTATGACTGGCTTTACAGGGATTAAAAATAGAGCTATTGCCCAAAGGTAGCTTCTACGGTTACGGTGGTTGTTGTGTTTATAGTGCGATTTATAGTGGTTATCGTGTCTAACCCTGGAGAAATTATCGTTTCTTGTAGAGAAAATGGAGATCCTTCTGTTACTATCTGCCATCTAGGAACACTCTCCAAGGTAGGGCTGGTAAACGAGAAATTGACGTTATTAATTGTTTGAGTTGCGTCTGATTGTGGTGTTGGATTGATATAACCATTCGTATCATTACTTTTTATATTATTTCCACTCGCAGAATATGTGTAACCTGTCCTATATTGATGGCTTGTGATCGTTTCATTAATAATACTTTGCGAGGTAGAATTTGTTGTTTGACTTCCAGTTCGGAAGGTAGGTACTACAGGATTTGCAAGGGTTCTTGCTGGTATTAATATTATTAGCAAAAACCATTTAGTCAATGGTGATCGTTACAGTTGTTTGTCCAATACAGCTAGTACCACTACCTCCTGCCGTGCAAGTATGCACTCCACTACTTAAACTCGTCATACCTAAACTTCCTGCTGTACCACCTGATCCCACTGTTGTCTGTCCTCCAAGATGAGGTAGTGCAGAGATACCTGATGATGGTGTTATCGCAGATGGTGTAGCATCTCCAATAGTTGCCGATTCTGTAATTGAGAAGGCTGACCCAGCACTTGTTATCGCTTTATCCGTTTGAATTAAAGCTGGAACGCCATCAGTCAACGATCCAACATTCAATCCACCGATAGCTCCAGAGGTTGTAGATCCTCCAGAAGTTACAGATGGAGTAATATTATTACCTGATAATGAATAAGTTGTTCCAAGCTTATTTGTAACGCTATAAGGCATATCTACAGTAATCTGTGCAGATGTTGTGAACTTTTGAGTTATGTCTGCGTAAGAAGCAGGACTAAAAACTAAAAGTAATAACGGGATTAATTTTTTCATTTTTTGTCCTCTTTTTTGTCAACAACTTCCGCACCAAGTATCTTGATCGGAGTTTCTATTCTAATAGTTTGAAACCCACCAGATTGTGTAGCTAATAACTGTTCTACCTCTTTCTTATTTAAAGGCTTTTCATCTGGTTTGTACGTTCCATCACCACGTTTTTTAGCACCCTCTAAACCAAATGATGCCAATGCTCCCGTCAGCAAACTTGCAGGAAATGTAATATCTTTAGGTTCATTACTGTAACCTGGAATTGTTATGTAATTAAGAGAAACGATAAAACCACTCCATCCGACAACCACCAAACGAACCACAACTGAAATAAATGCAAGTTGTTCTTCCTTGTCCTCAATGGTTTCTTTCAGTTTTTTAA